GATCATTATTTCTTCTACTACTTAAACGTTGTATCTGATAATTAAAATTTTTATAAATATCTTTTAAATTAGATAATGAATTATTATTTAAAAATTTAAATATATTAACATAATCATATTCTAATTCCTTATTTTCAATATTCTGTTTTAAATTTTCACAATTATATGGATCATCCATATTTTGCTTATGACAAATAGAATGTCCATAAAATGTATTATCTTTCCATAAATACAGAAATTCTGGTACAGGAAGACATTGTTCAATATGTAAAATATCATTTGATAATTTAGATAAATTTACTCCATGACGATATTCATATCTTTTTTTACAAGTTGCACAATATATTATTTGTGTTTCATTACTGGTAGTTTCCATAAAATCATCATCATCATCAAATAAATCATCTTCAAAATCTATATCATTGTTATTATCATTTGTTTTTGTTGTAATTTTATTACCCTTATGATTAAAACAATAGATACAAGTTTTTCTCTTTTGTTCAGTATTTTTACTATCATTTTCATATTCTATATTCTTTAATAATTCATAACATATCTTTTGTTTTATAATATCCAGTGTATCACTTTGGTATACTTTAATTGTAAACGAATTAACTTTTTTTGATTTAATTGATATATCATCATTTATAATTTCTGTATTTCCAACTATACCTATTAAATTTATTGTTAATGAAAATATTCTTTCTTGTAATACCATCTAAATTATATACATATAATTTAGATATTATTAGTTTCAATATTATTTAGATTAATATTTAGAGAGTTTGGGATAAAATTTTATTATCAAAACCTTCTAATTCAAATTCATTATTTTTATTACATCCTGTATTAATTGTGCCAATTTGTTCAGTTAAATTTGGTCTCATATTAGTTGTTGGATTCATTTTAAAATTAACTAATTCCATAATTCTATTAAAATTACCATCAGATTCAAGCATTTTATTTGTTTGTGTGAAATATTGATCCATATTACCAGATTGTTGTTGGGGAATTGTTTGTTTCTTTTGTGGTCTTATATCTTTAATTAAATCTTCAATACTCTCTTTAGAAATTTCTGTTACTGGTTCACTTTTTTGCTGTTCTTCATACATTTCTGGTTCTATATTATTTTCATAATATTCTGATTCTGGTTGATTATAATATTGTTCAAAATCAGTTGGTTCATAAGTTTCTTGTACAGAATATTCTGGATATTTTTTATTTTTATTAACTCTTTTCTTCGCATTTTGTAAAATTTGAATAGAATTATTTAATACTTGTAATTTATCTTCATTAGATTTACTTTTTCCAGCAAAAATTGTAGAAAGTAATAAAATTGCTACAATTATCAATAAAATAATGTGTTTGTTGTCTTCAATTATTTCATACATTTTTATTATTTATTATTTATAATATAAGATAAAAATATGATAAAACGCACTTATATATATATATAAATTTATTAAAAATAATGTCACCCTAAATATGATTTCTCATACATATAAATTTACCCCATCTTAATATTGGGGGCATTATTAAACTATATGGATCAAAATCTCTTGGTATTGTATTTCTTCCGATAAAATTATCATTAAAATTATAATAATGAATATAATTTTTTAATGGATTATTAGAACAAATATAATAAATATTTTTATATATATCAAGACCACATATACATAAATCACTATCATTTTCAATAAATGCGTCTGATAATAGAGTATTTGTTACACTCATTATGACAATATGCCATGTAAGTAGAAATAAAAGAATAAAGGAAATATTCTCAAATAAAGAAAACATAATATTTAATATTCGTATTAATAATTGATTAGAATAAATCAAAAAGCAATTTTAATTTTTATAGAATATCCATCGCAATTGTACAAAATCGTATTATATTTAGATTTTGATCTCCACCAATACTTGTTATATAATCAGTATTCGCTAAAATTTTTATCAATTCTTTCTTATTAAATTCTGTTATCGTTTCATTACCTAAGATATTAATGTATAATTGTTCTAAAATTTCTTTTGAAGAATAACCTTCATAAAATATTTTTGAAACAGTATCTCTCATTTTATCAAAATCTTTTTCTTTTATACAATTTAGCAAATTTTCAATTAACTTTTGATCTATATCCCCGATTAAATAATTTAAATCAAATTTTAATGTTTGTTTATCATCATTACTTAACGATAATATTTCAAATAAATTAATGGCTTTTCGTAAATCACCATTGGAAATATTACTGATTTTTTGGATAAATTCTTTTTTATTATCACTTAAATTTTCACATTCCGCAATATAATTTAATCTATTTGATATCTCATTTTCTGGAATTGGTTTGAATAAAAATTTTACACATCTTGATACAATTGGATTTGATATTCTATTTATTGAATTACAAATAAAACAAAATCGTGTAGTTTTTGAATAAGTTTCCATAATTCTTCTTAATGCTGATTGTGCTTCAAAACTCATTGAATCAACTTCATCTAAAACAACAATTTTGAAACAACCTTCATTTAAATAAACACTTTGTTTAGCAAAATTTTTTATTTCTTGTCTTACTACACCAATCCCCCGTTGTTCTGATGCTGATAAAAATAAAACATTTTGTTTAAATGTATTACTACTAAAAATTGTATTTGTTATTATTTTTATTAATGTACTCTTTCCAACTCCATTTGGTCCATAAAATATTAAATGTGGTAAATTTTCTAAACTGTTTTTTATAATATTTATAATTGTTGTATGAAATGTCATATCATCAAATTTATTAGGCTTATATTTAATTACCCATGGTATCGCTTTAGTTCTTTCCATTATGGAATATGTATTAATAAATATATATCAATATATAATCCATTACTTAATTATAATTTAAAAATCAAATGTATTATTTAGAGTTTTTTTAAAAACAATTTTCATATAAAATTTATCTTTGTCCTTAGCCTTCATTTTATTAAAATTTATTAATTTCGCACCTATTTTTTCAGATACTTTTTGAAGGAGTTCAAACGACTTTTTTAAATCATTTTCCAATAATCCAACAATTTCTCCATTATCTGCTACACCTATATAATATATAACATACCCAGAACCTTGATATAAACGATATAACATTTGTGTTCCAAGTTTATTAATTTTATGGTCAGTGTTAATTAATAATTCTTTTTTATATTCAATATTGCCGAATTCCACCTCAGGACTAAGTTTATAACTCATGAACTCTATATTCATTATATTAGTTTTAAAAACCTTAAAGAGGTTTCAATTTTTTTTTAGTATTTTATCAATAAGTTTTTTATCCTTATCATTTAAATAAATTAAATCATCTTTTTGATAATATTTTATAAAATTACTTAATTCATCATATCCGCCAATAAAAATTTTATTATAAAAAATAATTGGAATATATTTATATTCATCTATAATTATATTTAAAATATCTGATTCTTTCTTTCTCATATAAGAAAATTTAATTTTATTTTTTTTTAATAAATTTTTTGCTTTTAGACAATATTCACAAGTATCATTTCCCAATATAATAAAATTTTCCTTATTTTTAAATAATTCAAAATTTTCTAAATCTTTTTTTAAAATATAATAGTTAATTTTTGATAAACGTTTCTTATTAATTTTTATATGATTATCTTCTATATTTAATTCTTTTATGAGATAATATGAATATTTATATGTTCCATTCTTATTATATCGTCTTGCTTTAAATAATGATTTAATTGTCATTATATATATATATATAATAGAAAGTAAGTATAAAATTTAAAAAATAAATATTATACATAATATATAAATTACACAATGGTTTCTGATAATTTTGAAAAATTAAGAAAATGGATTACTAGACACGGTGGTTATGTTTACCCATATTTAAAGGTTGTATCATCAAAAATTGGAGATTCAATTCAACATAGTGTTTATGCAACAAATGCAATTTCTAAAGAAACAGAAATACTAAGAGTTCCTAAAATTTGTAAATTTGGTGGGGAATTAATTTATGAAATTCCAGATATTGAACAATGGATTAATATAGATTGCAATAATTTTATTAAAAATAATTTTTATTTTAGAATTGTAATTGCTTTGATTTATCATAAAAGTATTGGTAAAAAATCATTCTATTATCCTTATATTAAAAATTTGCCTAGAAGTATTGACTTTAAAGAACACCCTATTTACAATTATTCTGAAGATATGCTTGAAGAATGGTTTAAATGTTCACCTACATTTACAGAAGAATTTCAAAAATTAATGGTTAAATTCACGAAATTAAATGGTTTTATTAAAGAAGCAATGGGAACATATCCTATAATAGATTTATCTAAATTTGGTGATAGTCCTAATGTTTTAGAATCATTAATTAAATGGGCTTTTGTAATATTTTTAACTAGAGCATGGCAAGAACACGGTTGTGTTCCTTTTGCCGATTTATTTAATCATGAATCTACTAGTTTAACTACATTTCATCATTATGCTGATAGTCAAAAAGAAGGTATGTCTGCAATAACTGTAAGATCTGTTTATGAAGAAGGTGATGAAATATATAATCATTACGGTCAATATGATAATAAATCATTATATATGACTTATGGTTTTTGGACTAATGAACCAATTAAGTATATGAAATTTAAAGTTAATTTCAATCCTACAACTCCACTTTCCGCTTATGTTGAACAAGTTTTAAAAAAGGAAAATATACCAAAAGATAAAATTTTATTAACATCTAGAGCACCATCTGGTCTTTTGATTAAATATTTAAGAATAACTAGTATTTCTGATGTAGATATTTTAAGAGTTAGTGGAAAAACAAATATTGGTGATAAACTAATTTCAGCTACTAATGAAATTATTGCTTATAAAAATTTATTAAAATTAATTAATGGATTAAGAACAAATGAATATTCTACCGAACGTTTTAATGATTGTACAATGTTAAGTGAAACTAGTGATAATATTATTACTAAAAATTTAACTAAAATAATTATTTCTGAATATGATATTGTTAAAAATTGTGTAATTTGGGTTCACGCTAATTGGATGGCAAAATTAGAAACACCACTTCTTAATGATATTATTAATTTCATCACAACACTTGATATTGCATAATTTTATTTTAAATTTAAATTTATATTATAACTATATTATATAGTCATAATATAAGATGGAAACTAACAATCAATCGATTCAAGCACTTTTTGATAATGTAAGGAAAACTAGAGGAGAAAATACTAAATTACATCCAAAAGAAATTACTGATAATCCAGATTTAACTCTTTCCAATTTTCTTGTTAAATTTTATACAAAATATAATCTATACGAAAAAAATCAAAAATCTTCCGAATATAAATGGGAACCTTTAGAGAAATTTATAAAAGATACTATAGAAAAATCAAAACAATATCAGTCAATTAGTGAAGAAGAAATATTATTGAATTCAGATACTCGGGCTAAGGTTATGGATATTAAGGAAATATTTGATGATCTTAATGACCTTTGGACACTAACTGATAAATATTTTCTCCACACGAGAATAGAAGATAATCCTAAATTTAGAGAATCAATTGATAATTATATTAATACCAAGAATCAGCATATTTTAAAATCACACAAATATAAAGAGATTACTGGAAATCGTGTAAAAATGCATATAAAACAACTTGAGGGTTCGAATGAATATACAGATAGTATAATAGATAATATAATTGAATCCAAAGACTTTCTTCATAAATTTCAAAAAATTAAAACACAATTAAGACAAGATAATACAGATATTGGGAGATTCATTGAAGATAATATTGGGAAGTTAGAAACTATTTTTAAGTATATTGGTATTTCTTTTTTAAAATTTAATAAAAAAAAATTAACAAAAATGAATGATCCAAATGGTATTAATGGATATGATACACCACATTATGAACGTATATTTAAAAAAATATTAAAAGAACCAGTAAACCACGGTCTTAATAAAAGTGATTTTAGTATAATTAAATCATCGGCAGAACGATTAGAAGATTTTTTTAATTATAAAGCAAATGTATATCAATTTTATCCAGATATCATTCAAAAAGATTTTTATGAAAAAATTTATAAGAAAAAAGAATTTTATATGAATCGTCAAATACCAATTGATACAAGTAAAACAGATGATATTCAACAAGATTTATGCCCAAGTGAAAATACAAATTTTAAGTTACAAACTCATCAAAAATTTATGAAGAATTATTTATCAGTGAATACTCCATATAATGGATTATTAATATTCCACGGTACAGGTTCTGGAAAAACATGTTCTTCAATAACAATCGCAGAATCCTATAAAAATTTAATAGCATTGAGTAGTAAAAAAATATTAGTTATATTAGCAAAATCTGTTAAAAGTAATTTTATTAAAGAAATTCACGATATTACTAGAGGTTATAATCAATGTACTAGTTCAGATTATTTAAATTATGATTTTTTTACAAATGATGATAAAAAGCAAAAGAATGTTTTATCATTAATAGATAAATTTTATGAATTAATCACATTTGGTTCATTTAGAAATTCTATTGTAAAAAAATTAACAAAAAGTGGTGTAAAATATGATGTTAATAAAAATTTACCAGATAATTTAGTTAATTGGATTGATTTAATGTTTTCTGATAAAGTTATTATTGTTGATGAAGTTCATAATTTAAAGAAATATAAAGATGATCATGGTCAAGATTTGAATGATGAATTAACAGACAGAATTAATGATATTGATGATGATGAGATAGATAGTACAGATGATTTAGATATTGTTAATAATGATGATATTGAAGCAGATATTGACACTTCTTATTTTAAACCATATCATGCTTTAGAATTAATTTTAAAATATGCTCAAAATGTGAAATTAGTTTTATTAAGTGCTACACCAATGTATCATACTCCAATTGAAATTGTCTCAATTCTAAATTTATTACTTCTAAATGATAAATATAAAAGAATTGATCCTAAAAATATATTTAGTAGTTTAGAATTAACAGATAAAGGATCAGATATTTTACGTATTAGTTCTCAAGGATATATTTCTTATTTAAGAACAGAAAGTCCATTTACATTTGCCAAAAGAAATTATAAAGAATCGATTCCAATTCATGAGTATGTTAATAATAAATTAAAAACAGTAATGAAAATGTATGATTTAAAAAGAAAGATATTAAATGATGATTATATTGAACCAATTAAAATTGTTTCATGTCCAATGAGTACTTTTCATCAAAAATTTTATATAACTAGTTTAAGAAGTCAAATTTCTCTAAGTAAAATAATTGAATATGGTAATATTGCAAAAGATAATACTGATACTATTCCTGATAATCAATTAAAATTAACAGGATCATCTGGATTATTAGATTTAGAAAATAGTATTTCTCCAAAAATAGGAGCATTAATTTCAAACATATTAAGTAATATCAGTAATGGTACAATTTTTTCATACAGTTGGTATGTTAGTAGTGGTACATCAATAATAGCACGAGCACTTTTAGAAAATGGTGTTGAAATGGCGATGTATAGTAAAAGTGAAAGAAAAATTAGTTCAGCGGATCAAAAATATATTAAACAGATTTTAGGAGGAAAAAAAACTTATAAACAACCAGATTCATCTCAAGTTTTAGGATATGATGGTAAAACAAGAGAACAATGGAAAAAGGAAGGTAGAATATTAGATTTTAAACCAATGAGATTTGCTTATATTATTGGTAAAATAGAAGAATATGAAAGAGATAATTTAATTAATTCTTTTAATAAGGATATTAATAAGAATGGTTCAATTATTAAAATAATGGTTGGTTCAGGTGTTTTTAAAGAAGGTATTAGTTTAAAAAATGTTCGTCAAGTTCATTTACTTGAACCATGGCATAATCGTTCTCGTATTGAACAAGTTATTGGTAGAGCATTAAGACATTGTTCTCATAAAAAATTACCACCTAAAGATAGACAAGTTGATATCTATCAATATGCTATTACATATAAAAATTTTGATAATTTAAATATAACTAGAAAATCTTTAAAACAAAAAATAAAATTTTTTCAACAACCAATAATTAAAACACCAAAAGTAATTACAGGTGAATTTGCTAAATCTGCTATTTTTAGTTACGATATTATTATGTATATGAGATCTCAAATTTTACATAATTTAGTATTAGATGTAAAGCATATTTTACAAGAAACTGCGATTGATTGTTCATTTAATAGAGAAATTAATATAAATACTTTAAAAAAAGAAGAACAATATAAATGTTTTAAAACTGTGAGTGATGAGATAGATAAAGAAACAGATTTACCAATAATTGAATATTTTGATAAGAATGATTATAATGTTGATGAAGAAGAAATAGATTTTAGTACATTTGATGAATTTTTTTATGAACCATATATTGTATTTGTAATTAATGTATTAAAAAAAATATTTGAAATGGATAGAACTACTTATACTTTAAAATTTACAGAAATTTTAAATAATCCAATATTTGATGATCAAATTTATTTTGAAAAAAATAATTTTATTCTTCGTTCGGCATTATATAGATTAATTCCAAAACATAATGTAGATCTTAGAACATTTCCACATATTATTGGAAAAAGAGTTGGAAGAAATCGTATTTATGGATATATTTTTGGTAGAGAAACTTCAGATGGTGGATTATTTGTTTTTCAACCATTCGAAGATCAAAGTAATATAAAAGATGGTAATAAAATAGTTAAGCGTTCAGATTTTGAGCGCACTCCTATGTATGAAAAAACAGAATTTGAAAGTTTATCTGCTATAGAAATGCCATTTATTAATGTTAGTACAACTCTTCGTAATAAATTTGAGGAAATTACTAAATCTAAAAAGAATGTAACTAAACATCCAAATAATTCGGAAACAAGAAGGGGGAAAATATTAAATGCGAATGAATTAATAAAAGAACGTGATATTTCTTTAACTGATTCGAGAGAAGCAGATAAAAATGCTCCATTAATTGGTTTAATTTTAGATGTAGAAAATTTACAAAAAATGTCTATGAATAATCTTTGGGGTGAAAAAGGGATTCATTTATGGTTAAGAGAAAAAGTTATGATATGTAAAAAGGGAAAAAGAAGTAGTATTGGTCAATTAGCAACATCATTCAGTGTTACAAATTTCCAATGTATGTTTAGTGATTATATTTTTAAATATAAAATTGATACAAAAGAGATTAGTAAAATGATGAAGAAAACTAAAAATAAGAGAGCAATCATATTTGCACAAGATATGGATTTATATCCAAATATTAAAGCGTGGTTTGAAGATAGATCTATCAAAAATAATAGAAGTAAAACAGCACCTGCTATCAAAAAATTAGATTACGCAAATATTATTTACATTATGTTCAAATATTTTGAAGCAAATAAAATAGGTAAAAATATTTGGATTAGAAGATTATATTAAATATAGATTATTTAAAAAAATACAATATAAAAATGAAGAACATATATATTATTAAGAATAAAGTTTATTATTTATTAATAATATAATGACAAAACTAAAATTTAATGATCTAATTTCACTATTACGAGAAAATTATTCAGGAAATAAATCGTATTATGAATCTCTTTTTTCTATATTATATTTTACAGATGAAGATTTTGTATTAGAAGATTTTTTAAGAAGGAGAACAAAATTTCGCAAAGAAAAAAACTTATCTCAATTAAAACAACCTGTAATTAATCATGATAACTATGTTTATACTATGAATGTATTTAAAAACATTTTTGGAAAAGAGTTTATAAAAAGTAAACCACTTTCATTTTTAGATGCTTTCATAGTTTGTTGTGGTGATAAAACAACAACATCTTCAACAGATGTAAAAAAAATTTTACGTAAAAAATTATTAACAGATTTTGATACAAAGGAATTATATAAAAAATATGAATGTCGTTTTCGTTCTGGTTTTACCAGAAAGAAAGTAAGAACTTTTTTTGAAAATTATAATAAACCTTTAGAACATGATGATGATCCACTTTTTATTCGTTTTTTATGTGATTATTTTAATATGAATATTTGTATAATTTTACCTGAAGAAAAGGATATTTTATTTAATTCTCCAAGAGATAAATTTTCGATTTATTCTCCAACAATGATTCTAGAAAAATTTAAAGATAATCAATATCAGTATTTAATTATGAGTAATAAAGAAACTGTTTTCACATCATCAAGTAGTTTTATTTATAAATTATTGAATTATAAAATTATGAAAGATTATATAAAATATGTTGAAAATAATGAAATATATATTAAAAAAATACAAAAAAAATCAGTTAATTCTCATTTTATTGAAGAAAAGAAAAAAATTGAGATTGCTAAGAATAAGGAGAGAGTTGATAATGAGGAAACTATTAAAGAAGTTCTAACCGTTCAAAATGATGATATAAAAAGAGAAAAGTATAATAAAACTACATTAAATAAATTAAAATTAAAGGAATTACAAGAAATTGCTTTAAAATATAATATTAATATACAAAAATTAAAAGTAGGTAAAAATAAAGGATTTAAGAATAAAACAAAAAAAGAATTAATATCAGAAATTGTTAATCAATAATCCAATATAAAATTGATTTTTTTTATATATAATTAAATTATATAATATATAATATGAATTTTATTGATTCGTTAAAAGAATATTTAAATGATGTTATTACTGGACGGCAAAATAATGCGAATGAAGAACCTGAATTAGAGGTTCGTTTTGGCACTTATATTAATGGTAGATTTTATCCGGAATTTGAAAAGGCAATTTTAGCTAATTTAATAAAGGAAACTGATTCTGAAAAGACATATACTTTTATAATTGATACAATTTATTCATCCTTTGATGGTTTAAATGATAATGGTAATAAGATTAATAAGAGGGAAATATTCACAAATGATACAATTAATGAAAAATTAATGAGTGATGTTTTCAGTAAATTAATAAATTTTACAGATAGAGATTTTATGCAATTATCACAAGAATTACGTTCAAAATATAAAGGAAAGAAATTTTATTTATCAAAGAATAAAAAAATTATTAATGATGAAGAAAATAATTTACGTTTAACATATGCTATTGAAAAAATACATTCATTAACTAATTTACTTAAGAAATATGGTAAGACTAGTTCTGCTACTGCTCATTTCGCAAAACAATTGAAAAATATTGATATGGAAAGAGTTAAATTTCGTTGTTCTTGGAAAGATGGTAACTATTGGAGAATTGATTCAACATTAGTATTAACTATTAATCATAATAGAGGAACAAGTGATGTTGTATGTGAAATGGAAGTTGAATATGATAATGATAATAATGAAGTAGAAATAGAAGATATTACAAATGAACTTACTAATTTGGTTACTAATATGAAAGAACTGATTAATAATACAGATTTAGAAATATCTATTGACGAAGAAATTAGAGGAAATATATCTAATCAAGTTGTTACACTTGAAAGAGAAAAACTTCCATATTTAATTAATTCTGAATATACAGTTACAGATAAAGCTGATGGTATTCGATTTTTTATTTATATTAATGATAATGGACAAATTTACTTAATAAATCCTAAAACATATGAAACAAAATTAATTTTTGAAAAATCAAATTTAAAACTTAAGAATTGTGTAATAGATGGAGAATTTTTAGAAGAACTAAAAACATTTCTCTGTTTTGATACAATTTATTATAATGGAAATGATATTCGAGGAGAAAATTTAAAGAAAAGATTAGACTATGGAAAGAAAATTATTAAAAGTATGCCAAAATTAAAAGATATTGCAATTATAATGAAGAAATTTTATTTTAAAAATATTTATAAAGAAGCAAAAAGAATTTGGTTAAATAGAAACGATTTATTTGAATATGAATTAGATGGTTTAATTTTTACACCAGTTAATGGAACATATGAAAGTAGTCTTCCTACTTTAAAGTGGAAAGATAAAGTTTCAATTGATGTTCGTACCTTTTACCAAAGTAGATGGAATTTTACTGAATTTCATGCTCATGGATGGAAAAGTAAAAAGGGTAATAATAATGTTTGGAAAAGACATCATGGTGAACCATTATATAAAAGTTGGGTTAAACTTAATAAACCAGAGTATATTGAAATGGGATTACTTAATCAACGAGGATTACTTGGTATGATTGGTAAAACAAGAACTGTTAATAATATGGAAGATATTGTTGAATATGAATTTGATATTGAATCTGGGGAATGGAAATTTCTTAGAAAAAGACCAGATAAAGATAGACCAAATGCTCGTAGAACAATTGAAAGTGCTTTAAAAGCGATTGCTGAACATATTACAATTGATGAAATTGGTGAATTAACATATGAACCATCAATTTATGCTTCATTAGAAAATGAAAAAGTGATTGATCCCATTGGTCTACAATATGATTCAATTACAGGAAAAGGAACTAATGAAAAACGTATGAATTGGAGATTTTTTCAAAATGATGTAAAAAGAAATTTATTTAGTAATGCTTCTAGTAAAATCCGACGAAAGAGAAAGTATCTTATGGATATTGGTTGTGGAAGAGGTGGTGATTTAAATAAATGGTTAGAAGCTGGTTATACAGATATTCTTTGTTTTGATCCATCTGGACGTGAAATTTATGGAAAACAATATTCTGAAGGATTAAATGGTTTAATTGATCGTATTCAAGGGAAAGGATTTACTTTATCTGATAATGGTTTATATTATGAAGGAGAATATGAAGGAAATAAAATTAATATTTCTCCAATTTGGGCTGATGGTACTAAAGATTTAGTATCAGGTGAAGCAGGTTATAATACATATGAGAAGGATAAATTGATTCATTTTTTTAAAATGAATAAAAGTTTTGGTGGTTTTGATACGATTAGTATTATGTTTGTAATTCATTATTTATTTGCTACTTACAAAAAAGGAAAAATGGTTCCTGATAAAAAACGATTTGAAGTATTTATTAATAATGTAACAAGTTTACTTAATCCTAAAAAAGGTATTTTTATTGGTACTTATTTAGCAGGAGAAAGAATTATATCAAAAGTTCAGGACGGATGGTATATTCAACGAGATGCTTCAAATAAACCATTTTATGGTATTGGTGTGGAGAAAACACGAAATACAGTAACTGGTGAAGAAAAAACTTATGTTGAATATTGGAAAAGAAAACCTAAAATGATTGATATTAAACAATCAATCTGGGGATGGAAAAATACTATTTCTGAACCAATGATATTTGAGAAAAGTTTAGATCTAGTATTTAGACATCATAATTTATTTTCGATCAAAAAAAATACATCTTTTGAAAGTTTTTATAATGGTTATGCTACTCGACGAAATAATAAAAATAAACAATTAAGTTTATCTGAAAAGAACATTTCATTTATTAATAATGTTTTTATGTATCAATTGTATCCAGAATTTGGAAAACAAAATTTTAATATGAGAAAAAAATTATAAGAAATATATTAAATTTTATATATTTTAATTTAATTTAATTGGGGACTTTAAAATTATATAATTTATACAATTTAGATATATAAAATATCAATAATAGTGATTATTTTGATGATACTTCTAATTTTAAATTAGCAAAAATATTTAAGATTTTAATAATATAATAATGTAACTAACACACATATGGAACTAAATTCAGACAATGATGATATATATAATGTGGATCTGAACGAAAACAATACTGATATGAACGATACCATAACGGATTCTAAAAAAGAAAACACGATAAATCGGATTATTAATAAAAAACATAAAAAATATTGTAATAATTGCGGTAAATATGGACATTATTTTAGGGAATGTAAAGATGCAATAACCAGTTATGGAATAATTTGTTTTAAATTGACACCATATCCACTTAAAAAAAATCAAAAATTAGAAACAAAGCATATTAAATATTTGGCAATTCGACGAAGAAATACGCTCAGTTATGTTGAATTTATTAGAGGAAAATACAAATATGCAGATATTAAATTTATTAAAACGTTATTTGAGAGAATGACAATTCAAGAAAGAGAAGATATATTAACTAAAGAGTTTGATGAGTTATGGAATAATCTTTGGATTAATCACCGATTTAAAAAATCAAATAAACCAGAATTTATTCGTTCCAAAAAAAAATTTTTAGATTTAAGAGCGGGAGTATCTGTAAATGCCAAGTATATTTCTCTTGAATTATTAATGAAATATACAATATCTAAGTATACTGAACCAGAATGGACTTTTCCAAAAGGTCGTAGAAATTCTTATGAAGATGATTTAAGATGTGCCAAAAGGGAATTTCAAGAAGAAGCAAATTTAACTGAACATGATTATTTAGTTGTTGAAATTGAACCTGTACCTGAACGTCATTGTGGAACAAATAATATATGGTATCGAACTATTTATTATTTAGCACTTTGTACAACAGATATAGAGTTACGAATTAATCCAGAAAATCCAGCTCAAATGGGTGAAGTATCTGCGATTGGGTGGTTTTCATTTGAAGAATTATATAACAATTTATTGAGAGATTATCCAGAAGTAAATGATATTAAACGTTGTATTAATGAAATACATAATAAGATTATACAAAAGTTTAATGAAAATTTATAAATTTATATAACAATAAAATTGAATTTATATATATATTTTCATAGATTACTATTATAATGCGAATTAATAATATGTATAGCATTTTTAAAGAAAAAGAATTAGAAGAAACAGTAAGAGTTCCTTCTAGTAATTTTGTTAATTATAAAAATTATATAATGGATGTTTTAAAAAAATATGAAAAAAAATGTAATAAATTTGGTTATATTGATCAAATTCTTCAAATAAATGATATATCTCAAGGTATTGTTTATGAAAGTGATTTTTCAAGTGATGTTATTTTTAATGTAAAATATTTAGCACTTGTATCTAATCCTCAAGATGATGATATAATTGAATGTAATATTTTTCAAGTATCCAATTCCGATATTATAGCAAAAAATGGACCTTTATTAATAATAGTTTTAGTTAATTCTAATCAAAGAAAGAATTTAAAATTAAATGAAGGAGATAAAATTTTAATTAAAATTATTGCTACTCGTTTAATTCACTGTATGCCTGTTATTAAAGTAGTTGGAATATTTAAAGAAAGAATAATTTCTAATACTAGTGAGCAACAATTTATTGATGATTTTGATTTCATCGAACAAGAGTAGTTATTATAATCGGGACTGTAACTATAATTTAAAAATTACTTTATATTATAACATAATAATCATAAAATTATTTATTCTAAATAAAATTTAGGAATAATTGAATTATTTAACGATTTATCATTAAATAATAGTTTTTTATTGATTTCATTTATTACTAAAATAAAATCAGTATCAAAATTATGATTGATATGAAGTTTTCTTAAAATATTTAGTTTACATTTACTAATGTACATTGCATCAGCACAATTAATACTATTATTATAATCATTATAAAACACTTTTTGTGCTTCATATTTCATATTTGGATAATTAAATTTATTAAAAATTGTTAATGCTTTAGCAATAATATTTTCATCTAAACCTAATTTTTCAAAATATTCTCTTAAATCTATTTTTTGATTATATAATGAACCTAGTATATCTTTATATTCAGGTAAAACTTTCATAATACCTTCATATGGTGTTGTATATAGAATTTTATGAAACGGTGTAAAAAATTCTTTTGTATTATTCGTACTAGTATTATTATATTCGTTTTTAAAAGAATTTAAATCATAATCTGGTTCTTGATCTAAGAATCTTTTAATATTTTGAATTAGTGGAGCATTATGTTTTCCATAAGTCCAAAAGTTCATTAACGGATTTTTAATACTATTATATGAATAGAATACCCACATTAAACCATTTAAATATTTTTCAATACATTGATCTAATTGATAACGATTATTTACATTTAATTTATGTTTATAATAAATATTCTTTGATCTTTCAAATTCTTTTCCGAAATGTAGTTTAGAAGAAAAATAATAATATGGCAAAGTATATCTTGATACACTTTTTAATCCATCAATAAATCCTAATTTATCAGTTATATTTTCATTCTTTTTTAATTTTTTAGACCAATTTAAATATGAACAACTTTTCATTTTAATAAATGATTTTTTCACTAATTCATATTTATGTAAAACATTTGTATTATTATATTCTGGTTCAAGAATATCATTCTTTTTTAAAACTAAAGTTCTTAATCTAGGCATTTGTCCATACCAAACAAAATACAATTTAAAAAACTTTAAACTATAATTTAAATCACTTTCATCTTTTTTAATTTCTTCTTCTAAATTAATTGTATCATTATCTGAATTAATTAAACGACGATTTGGTCGTTGAAAAATTAAATCTTTATATAAAATATCAATATATTTTGAATGTGAATTTTCTAGAACGGTTAATTGTTGATTAACTTCTTCAACTTCAATATTCCTTTTTTGAAAAATATTTTTAATCAAATTATAACAAACAATTGATTTATTCAATATCACCATCCAATATTCATCATATTTACCTAAAGTATCATGAAATCCTTTTTTATCCCATTTTCTAAAATTTTCAAAATTCTCATTAAGACTTGTTTCTACCATCGCATTATTTTCATAAATTGAAAGATATCTAATTAATTCTCGAAACATTTTATTATTAATTGTTAAATTTATAGTATCAGTTAAATATGTATTATCTTCTAAAATATGAACATAACAATTTAAAATATGATCAAAATGCATTGACGCATGATAAGATGATATTCGTGGAACAAAATCATCACCAAATAAACTGAATACAAAAACAATATCATTGACATATCTTTGTAAACATTCTAATTCCATTTCAATTGGATTATCTGACATATTTTGTAATTTATTAAATAATAAAGCCTTGAATTTTTTTATATCAATTGACCAATATTTGAATTTTTTATTTGAATCACTATGTCTATAAAGAATTATATTATTAATATAATCAAAAGGAATTAGTGATGATAATAATATTAAATCCGCATCAGGACTATAAATTGATATTGTATCATTCTGATCTAATATTTTTTTAGCAATAACATGTTTAATATAGTTTAGTAGTTTAATTTCACCTTCTCCAACTTCTCTAAAATCAGATAATATAACTTTAGAGTATAAATCTTTATTAAAATCTTTTAAAACAATATTCTGTAAAAATGTTTTATCCTTTAAAAATTTACTTAAATTTCCCATAAATTTTGTTCCTGGTTGAATATGATATTTTGTCCATTCAAATTTAGTTTTTTCAAATAAGTATGGATTATAATCTTTATACATTGTATTCATTTCATATTTATATTTATTTAAAATTAAATCATTCATACTATGTACAAATGAACTTGAATAACTTCTTGAAATTTGCTCTATCAATTTTCCTTTAGATGGAGTTCCATCAATTGATATATAGATCATTTTAATAATATCACTATCAATAAATGTATCCTTAATTAACTCATTTATTGATTCACCAATTACATAAATTACTAATAAAGACAATAAATCATCTTTATTATAATTATTTGTAAATTTAGAAAGACGATTAATTAAAATATTTCTCTTAATTTGGTCAAAATTTGGTCTAGATACGCTTATTAAAGTTTCTAAATATTCTTTATTTAACTCTTCTATAAGAATAAAACTAATTGTATGTATTATAGCATTAAAATCTAAAAATAAACCTGTTATTTTCTTTCCTTTATGTATTCTACCACGTCGTTCTGAAACACATTTGCCAAAGTATTTATTATGCCTAATTGTAGAAAAAAATGTTTGAATTCCCATTTTGTCACTATATTATTTATTTATTAATTATTTATTAATATAATACCTAACTATCAATTTTAATATCATTAATATAAATATAATATTTAACAATTATTTTAGTAAATATTATCTCTATAATATTATATAAAGATTATGAACCTTCAAGTCATCACTATATTTATAATCGCTACAGCAATTCTTCATGTTATTTTACAAAGAATGGAAGAACTTAAAAAAGAAAATGATGAACTCAAAAATGCTAGTATTTTCGAAGAAGAACCAGAAATTAAACCAAAAATAGTTAAAAAAGCAAAAAAAAATAAAAAAACTGTAACTATTGATTCCATTAAAGAAGCAAGAGATGCTGAACTTCAAGATATTATTCCTGAAAAAAAAGTCAAACCTGAAGAACAAATAAAAGACGATGAATTAAGAGAAGATTTACTTGATTTTATTAAACAATCTAAAAAAGCTAGACTTGTTAACTCCGTCCAACCAGAAAATGAAATCCCTGCTGATAATGGACAAGAAACTATGAAACTTGATTATGAAAAATATCAACAAGAACCTGGTTTCTTACATTTTGGTGAAGAAGTTGAACGTGAATTAAAAGTTGATGAATATGACCAAAAAACAGCTGATGAAGAAAATGATAACATTACCCTTATTAACGCTGATCCAAATCAAAAACATAACAGAATCGCAGACCAATATGAATCTACCGCAAACAAAGAATTTAGAGCACTTAAAGTTGATACTTGGGTATATAAAAATGAAAAATTAATGAATGGAGGTAAATTTGATGGAGTTGGAGGACACGACCCTAATGGTATTTGCCACTTTGCTGCCCTTGAACTTTAATTCTTTTTTTTATTATCTTGTTGTCTTGCTTTTCTAACAACATTACTCCAACCAGAACTATTTCCATTTATAATTGAAGATTTTTTGATTGGTACCAATCCTGATTTGCTTTCCTTTTCTGGAACAGATTCTTTTGAGTTTTTTGTATCTGTTGTGTCTTTTGTTACTTCTGGTACAAATTCTTGTTTATCTTCGTCATTTAAATCATATTCTTGTTGTTGATTATAACGAGGATTATAACGAGGATTATTATTATATTGAGGTCTTGTATTTCGATAATTTGTTCTAAATTCATTTACACTATCTGATAATAGAGGTCCATTTGCTGGTCCTGTAATATCAACTGCTTGTTTTTGATTATTATTCTTTAATTCTGCTAGAGAAAATTCTACATATTCCCCCATTGTTAAAGTTCTATAAGATGTTCTACGAGGTTTAATCGAAGTATGATGGACGAACACATCGTGTGATACATTATTTTCATCTGTATATGTAATAAAACCATAACCTAATTTATTACTAAACCATTTTACAATACCAACTTGTCTTTTTTTTAAACTTACACTATTATTTTGATGATCCATATTTATTTATTTTCTAAATTATATTGTTTTGAAATACTTAATTCAATTTTATAAATATAAACTAAATTAAGTAATTTAACATAATACTTTATATATTTAAATTTTAAACATGACCACAAAAACAAATAATATTGAAGAAGTTACAAATGATTTTAAAAATCTATTTAAAAAAAAACCTAAAAAAAGTCCTAGTTTATCTTATATAGAACAACCTAAATTAAAACCTCAACCAATTACAGATCTAGAAAAAACTACTTCTAAACAAAATGATAATGAAATTTCTTCATATGACTTAAGAAAAAATTTGGCTATTAGTATCAAAAAATTAGAAGAATATGAAGTAATACAAGTTTTTCATATTATTAAAAATGCTGGAGAAAATTATTCACAAAATAAAAGTGGAGTTTTTTTTGATTTACTTATTTTAAAAGAAGAAACTATTAATACTCTTAATGAATTCCTTAAATCTACTACTGCATATAGAAAATAAATCCAGTCCCGTTTGGATTATATCTTAATTATATGTTTTTCCATACTAATAATAGCATTCTAATAATATTTACATATCACTGTCACTATCACTGTCTGAATCAACTACCGCTTGTTTTCGAGTTCTACCACGTCCTCCTCGGCGACGAGCACGAGGTTTAGGAGATTCAGGTTCTTCAGTTTTTTCCTCAACAACCTTCTTCTTCTTTGAACTAGTAGTTCGTTTGCGTGTAGTTTTTTTAGGTTTTTCTACAACAACTGGTTCTGGTTCTTCATCATCACTTTCAGCAATGGTTTCAACTACTTCTTCAGTCTGTTGTTTTGATGTTTTTTCTGAAACATCATTACTAACCTTTCCTATTTGTTCAACTTTACTATCCATGTAAAGTTTTACATAACTATTAATATCACTTTTACTAAGAATATCTAGCTCTAGTTTTGTTTTATCATTATCCATAGCAATTCCAAATCCATTCAATCCCCAAGCCTTTTGAACTGCTCGTTGGAAATCTTTGATAATAGAACTAGGATTACGAACACGATTGTAAGAATCACCAGATTTTTCAAAGAACTCATTAACATTGTTCTTGAAATAGTGTTCCATCGTGAAAAATTTAACCTTCTCATCAGAATCATCAGCAAGATTATTCCAATCAGCAGTAGCATAACTTGAAAATAAACCTAAGAGATTACGATTATCAACTCGTTCTCCTTTCTTACGTTTCATGCTAATATTTTTAATAATATTTTCATATTCCCGACCTTTTACTTCTCCTGCTTTTTTAATTGCTTCGTCAAAAGCAGATCCAAGAGATTTTCTGGTCGTTGTGCCAGAAATCAAAGCATCTTGTGCTTTCTTAAAAGAAAACCCTCGATGAAAAGCCTGAGCATAAATAAATTCCTGTTTTTGACTAATTGTATCAGATACTTCTTGGCGAATATTTCGTCTAGAAGATACTGATTCACTAGATCCATCCAGTTTTGAAGGTTCAAAACTTCCAGATTTAAGAGCAGCTTTAAGGAAAGAAACAGTTTCGGCAAGCGATTCTCGTTGCTGTTTTGCTTCTTCGTTATTTTTAGTCATTACTTCCACAAGAGGAGCAAGCGCTTCCTTAAGTGCGTCAACTAATTCCATTTTACTAATTTTACTCATAATAATTTATTATTTAATTAAATATATGTTATTAAATTTATAAAAGTTTTTAAATATTTCTAATTTTTAAGTTGATTAGATAATACTATATTCAATTTTAATTTCGTTTTTGATTTTAATTTTTATTTCTTTTTTAGGATATTATCGGGACTGGATTTTTATAAAATTTTTATTATTTAATATTCATCATAATCAGAATAATCACCTTCATTATCATCATACTCATCTGTATAAATATTATTACCAGTATTATATCCTTCATCTGAACCAGAGTAATAATGATTATAATCATTTAGACGATGAACCTTTGAATGATAACTGATTGGTTTGATACTATCATATTTTTTTTGTGCCATTTCTTTTCGTGCCTCAATTACTTTCTTTTGTTTCATATCTCTATCATAATGAAGTTTTTTCAAAGTTTCACTCTGAGCTTTCTTCAAATGTTCTGCATGAGAAATCGGTTTTCCCCAAACACCTTTCGGTTTTACAACAGTCTTTGGTGTTTTCTTATCCTCTACTTTAGAAAGAACACTATAAGAATTATTCTCTAAAATTTTAGGTTGTGGAGTTTGCTTTTTTGGAACTTTACCTAAAGTTGGAAATTCTTCTTTCGGTTCAACAAATTTTACTTCTGTTGTAATACGAGTATTGTTGTTTTTATGTTCATAATAACGAGAATTGTTATTCTTCTTATTACGATTACGACGATTACCAACTACAGTATATCCATCATCACTCTTATTAGTGAAACGACCATCCCGTTCATTATTGAAATGAGAACGATTATTATTTTTATAATACTTTGATTTCCCTTGATTCTCATACTTATTACCACGATAATTATTTCGTCGTCCTTTATCAGATGATTTTGGAAAACGTGATGTATTAGATGTAGTAGATTGCATTTTTGTTATTCTTAAATAAATAAATAAATAAATATATTATTTCAATGTAAATTTTTTTATAAAAAGTTGTATTGGAGGTCGGTTTTTCAATTTTAATTTGATTTTTTTTTATTAAAAAATAAAATAGAATTTTATTATCAATTACTAAATAAATAAGAGAAAAAATGTCAAGAAGTGAAAATATTAAATTAGCTTTAAATTCATTTTTACATACAGAAAAAGTACGACAAAGCAGAGCAGGTGTTCACTTTAAAGTAGGCGAACATGAAGTTCATATTACAAATATACCAGTTTGTACATGTAACCAGTTTGATCATCGCTTTTTTTGTAAACATGTATATAATTTATTATTGTTTAGATTTAAAATAAATGTTAGAAATAAAATTCTTTACAAAAATATTTGGACGGATGAACAATTACACAATATTTTAAGAAAAAGATATAGACAACCATCTAGACCTAGACAACCTAGACCTGATAATGTACCTAGACGCAGAAATATTAGAAATGATAACTCTCCCCCTAGTGAGTTAATTGGACGCCTTTCTCAAAGAACAGTTGAACGAGCTAGGGCTATAAGATCTAGAAGAAGAAGAAGACGTAGAGCAATTCATATTCCATCAATTCGTCATCTTCAAAGTCCTAGATATAGACTAAATCCAGATGAACAGGCTCTGATTGATGTATCAAGAGAATTTGAAAATCAAAGAAGATTATTTAGAGATAATAGACAACTTCCTAGACAACTTCCTAGGCGAAGAGAAATTCAATTACCCCCTATTCGAATTCCACGTCATCGTAATCCTGATGGACCTGAACCACCACAAGCACCTCGTGGTAATATTCCTCATCCCCCAAATTTTAATCCTAATAGACCGTTAAGTCAAATATCAAATATTAGTCCAAATCGTCTTAGAAGATTGCGAGAAACAAATCATATATGTTATATGAGCGTTAATAATGAATATAACGTAGATGAGGATTTATGTTCTATTTGTCTTGAAAAATTAAAAGAACAAAATAATAATAATATTATTACTAGATGTTCATATTGTACTAACCATTTTCATGATCAATGTATTGATACATGGATTGTCCAAAGAATACGAAGTCATCGAGAACCATCTTGCCCACTTTGTAGAAGTATAATAGATATGTAAAATTAAAAGCAAGTCCCTAAATAAAATAAATAAAATCTAATATATACAATTTATAATTGCCAATCTAATAATTATTCACCTAAACTTTTCAAATCATTACAGAGTTCATCCATATTAATTTCTGGTTCTGTATAAACCTGAGCATAAATATGTTCTTTAACATTATTAATATTTTCAGATTTAATCAATTCCGTTTCAATACCATAATCCAATTTAAATACTTTAGAAGCTCTTTTAATTGGAATATACCCTTTTTCTTCTTCAGATGTAGAATTTTTGAAAACATCCTTAAAATAAGGTTCTACAACTAATTCTTCAATCGTAATTCGTTCATTCGGATTAATAATTAACATCTTTTCAATTAATTCAATTAATTCTGTATTAAGAATTTCTGGTTTTTTGTCATATCCATTATCTTCCTTAAAACAAGTATGATAAAGTTCAATAAAACGTTCAGTGAAACTCTTTGTTGAATTTTCTCGTTTATAATGATTAATAAAATCAGCGACCTTTTTAGTATTATTCAAAGAAGTTAAATATTTGAAATCATCATCTGATAAATCAATAAATTCTAAAATCCTTCTCAGTTGATCTTTTGGATCATCACCATCAAATAGAGGTCGTTTAAGAATCATTTCTGCCATAATACAACCTAATGCCCATATATCGATTTGATAATCATACTCCTTGTATGGATTATAAAGAATCACTTCTGGGGCACGATACCAACGAGTAACAACATAATCAGTCTTAGCCTTATTATGTTTTCCAGTTTTATCATCTTCTGAAATAGAGAGCCCAAAATCAATGATTTTAAGACTACAATCACTATTCAATACAATATTGCTTGGTTTTAAATCTCTGTGAATAATCCCTGCAGTGCGGAGATAATATAACCCAGAAACTAATTGAGCAGCAAAATAATGATAATGACTTTCTGTAAGTGAATTATCAGCTGTTTTAATACGATATCGATGAATTAATTTATGTAAATCAGTCTCAAGATATTCTGTAACAACATATACCTTGTCAAACGCATGTTTTGGCAACCGAACGTGATTTTCATATTTTGGTAGTACTTTAATATAAGCATCCGTCAATTGAATAATATTAGGATGATTATCAGTATTAAAATGCTTCAACATTTGAAGTTCACGAACCAATTTAATAGAATCTAAGACATCTCTTAAATCAAAAATTTCCTTAATTGCTACCTTATCACCTGTAAGATGACTTTTAGCACAAAAGACTTTCCCATACGCTCCAGAACCAACTTTCTTAAGAAGTTGATAACTTCGTTCACGTGAGAATGTACTTGATGTTTGTTTATTCATCATTAATTGTTCAGCTTTAATATATGTTTGATTATATATTTTACTATAGCCTTGAGAAATCGATTTTAATTTATTTATAATTATTAATTTTAACGAAAATAAAAAAAATTTATATTATCTAAATATATATAATACTATGTCTCAAATTATAAAAAATCTTACTAATGCTCTTATTTGTGGAGCAATCGCTGTTATTATTAGATACTTTTTAAGTGAAGCAATTAAACGTATACCAGATACTGCTCCTTCATTTTTAATTGATATTAAAAAAGCAAATG